AAAGTATATCTATTGCTCTGCCAGTTCCATCAAATTCTACAACATTTGTTTCATATCTAAGAACTTTTTGAACAGGGTTAGAGGTACTTCTAGCTGTATCATAAACTACCCAGTCATCAGCATTATCTGCTTCTTTAATCCAAAGCATTCGTGGTCTAAAGCCTGTATAAACAAATGGACCATTATCATTTGCATTTCCTTCATAGCTTCCAAACTTACTAAACCCTTCAACTGAGTGCCAAGCATAACAAACATAATTACCACTACTTGCATTAGTTCCTGAACTACTCCCTAAAGTTATAAGAGTGCTACTTGGGTCTGTACTATTAAATGAACCAGTGCTAGTTCCCCAAGCAATATTACTATTTAATTGTGCTCTTTTAGATGCACCCTGACTTCTAGAATATACTACCCAATTATCTGTTGTATCTCTATTTTTATGTATCATAAAATCTGGAGCAGTATCTAACCCATGTCCTATAGTTGTATTACTTCCTGTCCCTACATATTGTATAATACTAAATCCAGCTTTAGTATTTGCTTGTACTGTTGAGTTAGTAGCACCTTCTGTATTTGTAGCTGTTGTCCCACCATTTGCTCTCCAACCCCATGCTACATATGTTGCACCACTATCATTAGGACCAGTAGAACTACTACCTAATGTAAAACCATCAGTACCAAATGCAGAATATATGGATGCATAACCACCACCAGTTTGCTCTGCATCATTACCATTTGAAAACATAAATTTATTTATTCCTCTAGAAGTATCACTTAAATAATTTGTTCCTGCTGCACTTCTTTTTTTAACCCATAAAAGGTCAGGTTGTAGATTTAATCCTGTTACTGCATTAGTGCTACTATTACCTGTATATGTAACTACATTAAATTGTTTACCAGAATAATCAGTATCAGTCTGTGCAGGGTCTATGTCATCTGATACAGGTACACTAGCTGAACCTAAAGCTAAAAATCCTGTTGGTGGTGTATAATAAAAATCTCCAAATCCATTACTATCTGTAGCATTTGCAGAGCCACTTGTTTTTGAATCACTAAAGCTAGAATCTTGTCCACAGTTTATATGTACTGTACCTGCTTTTGAAGTATAATAATCTGCCCAACCAAAATAATAAGTTTCACTAGCATCTAATCCTGAGAATGCTTCATTACTACCTGCAGCAGGGTTTCCACTTGCTTGCCACGTACCATTTTTAGCCCACCATATTTTACCATTATCTGCATCAAAAGCTAACCCAATAACATCTCCAACACTAGTCCAACTACTTCCATAAGCTATTTCAGAACCTCCATTACCTCTTTTTTTTCCATTCCATGCTTGGTATTGGTATGAGCCTGTTTGATTTAAAAGACCATCACCATATCTTATATTTATCTGCCTTGATATTCCAAATACGTGATAATTATTGTTTACAATATTATTTAATTCTATGTAATATTTACCAGTAGCAGGAAAAGCAAAATTACTATATTGTAATGGATAACCTCCAGAAGTTGTCCCTACTCTACAATTACCAAAAGAAAAAGTAGTTGTACTACCACTACCTCCTTGATAGTGTCTTGAATCCCATGTTGCAAAATTTGTATTAGCTCCCATATTAACTCCCTGTTCCTACAGTTGGACTATCAAGAACTTGATGGTCTGTTCCCATATTAGTTACTGAATAATCATTATTGTTTCCTGAGCTATCATTTCCAAGGTCACTTGCATTTTCAAATTTAAGATGTACTCCATTCGTACCAAAGGTCAAACCACTTGGGTCTTTTGGTATCCACACACCATTCTTACTTTCACCTAAATCTGTTGGTGCTTGAGCTGTGCCATCTATTAATATAAACTCTGCTACATACCCTGCAAAGTCTGATGAACTAGAAGCATATTTCATAATTCCTAATTGATGTTCTGTGGTATTGTTTACCTCTGTTTGATAATTTTGAGAAGATATAGATGAAGCATCAGTAGCAGTTACTTGCGTACCATTAAAATAAAATTTAATTCTATTTGACCCTGTTGCTTGTGTCATATCAACTGCTAACATATAATGACCCCAACCAGTAGTATCTCTATATAAAGGTGACCATATGTATTCTGTACCTCCACTTGCTCCAACTTGAAAATTATCAGTATTTCTCATTCTTATATTCCAAATAGTAGCACCACCATCATTAGCATCAGCACCAAAAGGTACCATATGATTTCCTGAGTGTGTTATTACAGTTCTTTTCCACCAAAAACTTACAGTAAAAGTTCTTCTATTACCTGCACTACTAGGAGTTCTTGTCATATAACCCCCATCATCTTCATCAAATCTAACACATTGTTCTATCTGATGTGAATAAAAAGCACCACCACCTGCAAGAGGTGCCTGCCATAGTTCACTATTTAACATATATCTATCCTATCCAAATGCAATTTGTGCCGCTCCTAATTTAATGGAATTTGCTGCTGATACAAAATAAGGTATCACATCTATTGAGTTCGCTGCTGTACTAATAGTCAACGCAGCCGCTCCCGGAGTTTCATAATCCGTTCCTGTACTTAGGGTTCTACTCCCAGTGCCGTCTTGAATAAATACTATAATACCAGATTGTCCTACTGCTTCTGTAGATGGGTTTACTAAAGTTACATTGCCTGTTGCTGTAAGTACAAAGTTTTGATTTGCGTTAAAATCTAATGTTACATTACCAGTTTGCGATCCTGCTGTCAAGGTTTTCCCACGAGCAGCAGCACCAAAGGTTGATACTAAGTTTTCATCTATGGATATTGCTGGTGTTGTTCCTAGTGCAGAACCCTTACCAATAACTAGGTCATCAGCAGAGTCATCAAGCCCTATGTGAAAATCTTGAGCGTTACCATCGAATACAATCTTTGCATCTTCAGCACCGGCATCACCAATTGTTAAAGTTGGTGTACCACCAGTTATAGTCACGTCCCCGTCTATTGTTAATAAACTGTCAGCTACTGTAATCAGATCCGTATCATCAGTATGTCCTATAGTTGTTCCATTGATTAGAACATTATCAATATCTAATGAACCACCAGAGATAAGTCCTGTAGTTGTAATTGTAGAAGAACCAGTATCTATATTTCCAAATCCAGAAGTTATAGAACCAGAATTTAAAGCACCTGTTGTAACGATGTTTGCACTACCGGCTACTGGACTTAGTACAGAAGCTATTGCTGTACCATTAATTGTTATAGCATCTGCTTCTAATGTGCCATCCACATCAACGTCTCCAGAGATGTCTAACTCTGTAGCAATAACTTTATTATTAAAGGTTGCCGCTCCAGCAGCACTACCATCTATTGTTAAGAATGTTGTGTCAACACCACCGTCTGTTCCTTTAAATATAATATCACTATCATTAGCCTGTGCGTCTACAGTTATATTACCAGAAGATGTTGCAATGGTTACAGCAGCATCACCAGTTCCTATATCATCAGCAGCTGTAGCAGAAGCTACGTATGTTTTTATTCTAGAAGCTGCAACTTTTCTGTTTGTACCACCAGCACCATCATCAATTATAAACAAGTCAGCGTCTACAATGTCAGCACCTATGTCAGTAGCACCGTCTATATCTAAGTTGTCAACAGAAAAAGAACCTGCTGCTGCACCTACGTATGTTTTAATTCTAGAAGCTGCTGTTTTCCTATTTGTACCACCTGCACCGTCATCAACCACAAATAAATCTGCGTCTACTAAGGCTGCTCCTATGTCAGTAGCACCGTCTATGTCTATGGCAGCTACAGGTAATGTTCCTGTATCGCCAGTACCAATCAATGTACCTGTTGCAGCTGGTAGAGTTAGTGTAGATGAACTACCGGCTGAGTGTGGCTGTGCTTTTAATGTTTGTGCATGAGCATTTGAACTCTCACAGAAAAATCTCATCTGTGCGATACTGCCCGTGCCTGTTCTAATGTCTACAGAACCGTCTGATATGGTTACACCGCCACTCGACCCATTACCATCAACATGAACTACACCAGAACCATTTGGTAGTATATTAATATTTCCGTTTGATGCAGAAACAATATCATTGCCGTTAACATCTAAGTCTCCACCTAATTGTGGTGTGCTATCTTCAGATACATTTGATATTGCACTAGATGTTGCAAGTCCGGATACTACAGCACTTCTTGTAATCTTCTTCAGACCACCACCAGATGTGTCTACAGCTAGGAATACGTCATCGTTAGCTACAGTAGATATTTCGGATAAATCGCCTACAGCTACAGGATTAAAATTAGTTCCGTCTGCAACAAGTATATGTCCTGAAGTGTTCGTACCCATTACTAAGTCATCACCTGTTATAGTAAGATCACCACCTACAACTACATCACCGTTGAATGTAGCTTTACCTGCAAGAGCCATGTCAATGTCCAAAGCTGTAATCGCAGATGCACCATCTGTTCCTTTAACCTTGAAGTTTTTATCTGCAGTGCTAACTGTAAGTTCTACATCTGTAGAGTTGTTAGCAATGTCTAATATAGAAGTACCACCATCTTTTATTGTTACGTTTGCACCATCAGCATCTAATATAATATCACCGGATGAATCTAGGGTAATATCTGTCCCATCGTTTGTAATAGTATCAAGTGCAATACTTCCAATGTTAGTAATATTAGCGTCACTCATATCAAAAGTTCCAGTGACATCTAAGTTACCACCAACTGATATATTACCTGTGGTAGTAATAGAGTCTATAAAAGCATCTTTAAAATACAAAGAGCTAGTACCTAAATCTACATCTGAATCTGTAGTAGGAGCGATAGAACCATTGTTCATTGTAAACTGTGATTCACCACCTGTAGTAACTGTAATAACATCAGAGCCACTAAATGCAATTGATGTGTTTGTATCCCCGTCACCGGCTATGGAATCTAGCTGTACAGCACCTACATTAGATAGTGCAGCATCACCAAAGTCTACAGCACCTGCTACGGTCAGTGTGCCTGATACGTCTACGTTACCGTTGATGTCCACAGTAGTTGCTGCTATTTGTATTTCAGTGTCTGCTACTAAGTCAAGCTGTCCGTCAGCTGAAGAGTAGATGTACAATCCAGTATCTCTAAACTGTAACTTCTCAGCTGTCTCTATTAATAAGTCATCTGATATCTTAAAGTAATCCTCGTCTTCCATCCATGTGATAACGCCATCATTTGTTTCTCCATCGAATGTCATTACGATATCAGTACTTGCTGTTCCTACTCCAAACGTAGGTTGAAGAAAAGCAGATGCTACCTGATTAAATTCATTATTTAAATCAGAAGCCTCAATAACTCCTCCGTCAACAATTCCTGATGAACTCTGTCTTGTATAAGTTGCCATCTTATGCCCTTCCTCCCGGTGTAAATTCTAATTGAAATCCTTTTAATGAAAAAGGAATGTTATTGCTCGTGTCTGTAATCTTAACAGCTACAGCAAACCCCGAGCCCTCTACTGTCTGTCTTGTTATTGGTAAGTCACCTTGTCCAAACGCTGCTGTTCCAAATAAACCTACCCCAAATATAGCACCACTTCCTGATGTAGATAGAGAGAATACATTTGGTTGTGGTGTGTTAACGTCAGCGTAGTTATATATAACAAACAAACTAGCACTAACTGCACCTTCTGGTTTCCAGTTTAAGTTTACTCTCTGCATTGTTTTTCTAATACCCGGATCTCCCATTGTTATATCTGGAGAACGGTAGGTAGCATCTATGTTCGCTGTAGTTGCACCCCTAGTAAAAACATTACCAGAATCCTGTTTGTAGACGTATCCATCGTACCCTCCGCTGATAGTAGTCTCCACGTTGCTAATTAATTCAGAATCACAGCACGCCACTTTCATACCTTTAATATCTGAATACTCATAGCCCATTTGATTTGTATTCGGGTTGGTTTTAATCACAGCAATCAGCCCTTTCTGACTTGATTCTAATCCACCTGTTTTTGGGTAGAACAATCTATACTGTGATTTATTTCTAATTATCGTTGCTGTCACGTTGTCGTAACCTATTTCATTAATCCTATCTTGCACCTGTTTAGAAACAGTACCTAGTTCCACGTCACCAATTCTGGCTGTACCAGCAATTGTACGAATACCATCAGCTGCTAAGAAAATAATATCACCACCTATTTCCTGTATGGAATGATGTGCAAGTGTACCAACATTCTTCGCCACCTCGGCAAGTGCAAAGTCAGAAGAACTCTTCCCTGCAAGTTTATATATACTAGATTCCCCAAAGATAAATAACTCATCACGGAAAACTTTCATACCTGTAACTTCCACACCGATACTAAAAGAACCTGCACCAGAACCTGATGTGAAGTTATCTTCTTGGAATGGTACGCTAAATATTATCTCAGCTTTGCTGTCGCTCATGCCTGCGTAGAACATGTGGTTAGCAAATGATTTTACAAACTTAGGATTAGTAGGAGCTGTCCCACCACCTGTAGCATTTATTATATCTTCTGTATAGCTAGTATTAAGTGTAAAAGCACCTGCAGATCCTGTTGCTATTATTATCTTATCTCCTGAACCATAGTTAAACTTATCAAAATCGTAAGTGTATGCAGTTCCTTTACCAGTAGCTCTACTAGTCCAACTACCACTTGTAGTTCCTGTATAGACAGTGCCACCTCTTCCTGCTATTACTAAATCATTAAATATAGCAGAGATCATAATTCTTTCTGATGCAGATGATACCTGTGGTACTATATTAGAATTGAACAATGTCGTACCATTTAATCTCCTATACCCACCTGTTATGTCCGGCTCGAAGTTTACAAGTTGCAAAGCCTCTCCGGGATGCATAGCAAACACATCTTTGTTCAGAGTTAAGCCTCCTCCTAAACTAGCCTTGAATGGTGATATGATGGAAGTATCAGGCATTTACATGTATCCTTGTATCTGTCATATATGCTTTAGTGTTTATATATTCTGATCTCATTAACTGCAGTTGGTACTGATATTCAGCAAGAGCCATCTGTGCAGCTTGAGCATCTGATCTTAGTATGTGTGCGTAGTATTTAGCTCTGGTTATTATTACATCTTTAAATCTATCATCTAAATCCATCGTGTCACCGTGGGCAGATAAGTCTGTGTGTACTTTCCAATATTCATACTGGATGCTGTAATCACTCTTATCAGGCACCGGAGACAATCCAAACTGTTTATCTTGTGTAGGATATATGTGTGTAGGCTTCCCTTGAGAGGATTCGTTGTTTGTCAGATCTCTTGTTAAGAACCTTTTGTTCCAATCATCGTAAGTCATATACGTCAATCTAGATACAGGAATGTTTTCTGATACTCTAACATAGTCCACATCTAAATTAGTAGAGTCATCGTTGTCTAATGTTATAAAAGTAGTAGAAGCAGATGCTGTAAACACAGAGCTTAGAACTTCTCCTTCACCAAAGTTTGTTACAGTTATTGTTTCACTCAGGTTAGTTGTATCTGCAGCTGAAGTACCCACTTGTACTTTCAAACTTGATCCTCCTGAAGAAGAGTCAAACACTCTAACTTGTATTCTATATTCTTTATTCTTCACAGTAGATACAGATTGGTTTGCTGCTGCAGCATTCAGTCTTAATCTACCATTGCCTCCTGAGTTGTAAGCAGGAGTACCAGATGATGTTGACCAACTAGTGATTGCAGATGTAAACTCACCGTTAGTAATTAATTCTTTAGGAACTATGTTGAAAGAGTCATAGTCTATTTTTCTATACGCAGCATCGCCACTTAACGGATAGTCTGTACTAGGCAGAGGATAAGTACGTTGTCCTGCATATGTAATTTGTTCTGTTGATTTGTAAAGATCAGGTATCTCTGATATAGAGTTATACACCTCGTGCATAGCTTTTAATATAAACTTCTTAACGGCTGTTTGTATACCCCTACTAGTAGAAAACGTAGTAGAAGTAAGTTCAGCTTCGTTCATTTCGTTCAGCACATTATTAACTAATGTTAAGTAGGTAGTTGCCATTAATTTATCCCCATTGTTTTCTTGCTACGCCTTGTGCAGTTTTAGATAGTTCTCCGTAGTGGTATAATCTCACACTGCTTTTATTATGTGTCTTGCCTGAGTGTAGTTGACCGTTTGGCATTTTATGTGTACCGCCCTTGTGAACCTTACCCTGTTTAGTATAATGATTTACGCCTTTCATCTAACAATTCCACTTTCGTAATGATTTATTAATTCTTGAATTAGGATCATTCTTCTTCTTAGATCCTGTTAGTTTCTTCTTCATGCCTGTCATACGAGCACAAAAACTAGCTCTTCTTTTAGCCGACTTAGAACCTTTCTTTAATTTAGAAGGTTTTGTAGTCACGGCTGTCTTTAATTTAGATCCGGGGTTTGCCTTTCTGTAAGACTTCACACCCTTTTTGTTCAGTCCTCCCGCTGGGTTCTTCCCTTCTTTTCTTTGCCATGCTGGTGTTTTAGCCACGTCTTACTTTCTTCTTTGGTTTCTTTGCAGTTTTAGCAGACCTTATAAAATTAGCCTTTGTTGGTGCACCCGGTGATCCCGGCTTACGCATCTTCTCACCAGACCCTGCTGCTATTCTTTTCTTCTTCGCATGAATATTTGCGTATAGTCCTCTTTTAGCCATGTTAGTTATCCAGTTTTTTTAAGATTAAGTTTAGTGTTTGTTCAATTGTCTTCATACGGTTTTCCAGATCTTTTACTTTATCTTCTCCAACCTTTTTAGGTTTATATATTTTTTGTGTAGATGTTAAATTTATTGTCGACATGTTTTTCCTTTGTTTAAATTGAGGGAGAAGAATAACCCCTCCCTCAAAATTACTTAGTTTTAACTTACAGTATCGTGTTGTGCATCAGTATTGTTGTCGTCTTCGTCAACACCTGAAACGTCACACATTACAGCCCATACTCTAATCTTACCAGCGGATGAATCTGCACCACCAATAAGTATGTCTAAAGTATCTGCAGATGCTGATACATGTCTAGCAGTTGCAGTCAATGCAGCATAACCTGTTGCATTACCGTCACCGTCAACATAAATATCAACGTCTCCACCTGTAATACCTAAATCCATAGTAGCAGAACTAGAAAGTGCAGTTATCACTTCTATTCCAGCTTCCATAATTAAAGTCTCTGCAGGTATGTCTAGCACTTGTAAAACGTCTGCATTGTCCGGCCCAGTACCACCTCTAATTTGAGATAAGTCAATAGTGTTCTCAACTAAATAAGGTGTCCTTCCATTAGAAGGATGACCTGTTGTGCCACCGGCACCAGTTACATTAATTGTACCCATTTTTTATATCCTTTCTAATTAAGAGTTCAAGTCAACTACGCCAGTGAATACAGCTTTGTATCCATCACCGGAGCCTCTAAGAACTTTTCTGCCGAAGACATGTAAACCTCTTACGATGTCAGAAAAACTATCTGGATCTCTTATTACTTCTGTCTTAGCAATATGAGATGCAGTAGCTGTTGAAGACATATGTCCAAACAACACATCAGCTTCACCAGATGTTGATGAAGGGCCGAATGTATTTGCTGCTGCTGAACCTGTTGATCCAACGACCATAACATTAGTTTGATACAAGTCGAAACCGTGTATCTTTCTATCTGTTACTTTACCGTTGAACAGAGCAGATGGGCCTCCTGTTACAGATTGATCCATAATTTTTGAATCTGCTTGTCTTAGTAATTCAAAAAATTGTGGAGATGCAACCAGCCATCTATTCTCAGCAGGAACATCATTGTCGTCTAATACTCTAGCTGCTGTACTAATGTAGTTTGCTATTTTGTTACCTGAATTACCAGATATAGCAGTACTTGCAACACCTAATGTTCCGTCTATAGTAGCGGCTCCATCATTCATTGCATTTAGTACGTTATAGTCATAAGACTTCTTCAAAGCATACGCTCCTGAAGATGTTGCAAGTGCTTCAAAGTTTACGTGTGACTGTCTCTCTTCGATATCGTCCACTTTAAACGCAAAGTAGTTGCCTTGGTCAACAGTCAGTGTAATTTGATCGTCTGCAAGAGTCTGTGTATTCACAGTTTGTCCTCGTGCATAAGATGCAACAGTAACTGTTGGTTCTTTTAGTATATTTACAGTATCGCCAAAATTCTCGATTTCCCCAGTGTAGTCGGTGTTAGTAATTGCTTCTACAACCGATGCTCTACGGAAATATTTAAGAACCTTTTGACTGTAAATAGCTGGTGCCCAATTTCCAGAAGGTAAATTCTGGTAACCGGCTGCTTTTCCCATTGTAGCCATTTTTTAGTTTCCTTTATATTTATTCATTAATAACACGACCAGACTTCATAGCCTGATCAATTTCCGTTTCATACTTCTCAAACTCCCAAGGTCTAAGTTTCTGAATTTCAGACATCTTCCATACCTTTCCGTTTTTGCCAGTTGTGTTAATCTGCTTTGCAGTAGATTTGCTCACAGCTCTGGCAGCATCGTTAGATTTGTTAGAGGTCTGTTTCCTAGTTATACCAACGTCTGCTTTATATAAATCAACAGTCCTACTCGCCCAATTAGGATCGGTATTATTTTTCGTAATACCTTCAGAAATGCTTTTGGGCTGTTGTTCAAGCCAGTCTAAAAACTCTTGAGAAGTCTTTAGCTCATTAAAATCAGGATGGTCATTTAAAAGCTGTTTGTAAGCTGATTGAACCTTTAGTTTCTTTTCCTTATCAGTTAATCTGCCTATTTCAGCTTGGAGATCTTCCACTTGTTGAGAAGCCATCTTGTGAGAGATAGTTTCTACAACTTGGTATACGTCTGGATATTGATCCTTAAATTGTTCTAGTTCTTCAGCAGTCTTTGGTGGAGCATACTTAGGAGCTTGCTCTATAGTGCTCTTTTGAGCTTCTAAAGTTTCCTTTTCTTGCTTCCATTCAGATAGCTTCTGATCGTAGTACTTTTTAAGGTCATCGTATCTTTTCTTATACCTAACTTCAGTTTCAGGGTCTCCTTGAACCCCATCCGACTCTTGTTGAGCAGGCTTGGAAGAATCCATAAAACTTTCTACTTCAGGAGTGGCTTCCATCGTGGCCTCGATGTTAGTGTCCTCAGTTTCTTCAGTTGCGTCATCTTCAGTTAGTACTCTATCTTTTCCCTTGTACATATCTACACGAGGGTCGTTATCGAGTACCGTTGCTTTATTATGTGCGTTAGTCTTTCTTTGTTTTGCCATTGTCTTATTCTCCTTTATCAGTGCCTCTTAATTGAGGGTGGCTGTTTATGGTTGTAGAAATCCAGTGCCGGGGCAAACGGGTGGCTGGATGGTTTTTTAGTTTTTTTATCAACTAAAATTTTGTTGAGCTCCTTTAAATGGTGCTGCAATTCCTTGTTGAGGCTGTTGCTTACTTTCGTATTCAGCTACTAGTTTTTCTGTTAACTCTGTACCTCTATTGTTCATCTTCTCTAATCTTTTATATCCTATTTCTTGTGCGATAATGTCTGGTATCATTATTTCACCATTTGATATTAATATATCTTCTGCTTTTTCTGGTATCTCTCCTAGGTCTAACTTCATACCTTTCTTTTGTAAATTATCTATAGCTTTTTGTATTACATCTTTTATATACATCTTACCGTTAGCAATTACAGAACCTTTACTCAGTATAAAACCATCACTTTTAGTTTGTACGTCATCTGCCACACCTGAGTTGTCTTTTCCAGCTACGTTTACTTCTCCCGTAGGCCCTGCCGGTATAGCTTCTTTATCTGCAGGGGCTGCTTTATCAACTTCAACTCTAGCTGCTTTGGGTGTACCTCCTTCTTGCATCATTTCAGGTTGTGCTTCTGGTGTTTGCTGTGCCATCTGCATCTCCTGTGGCTGTTCTACAAGTTGCTTTGGCATAGGCTGTTCCATTGCTGGTGCTTCTACTGGCATCGCTTGTGGTAACATACTAGGGCTCTTATCATGTATAGACCTTGGTTTTAGCATAGGTTTTAAATCATCACTCATAGAATTAGCAACTCTATCTTCGTCAGACATACTTCTATACTCGTCTATAGTTATTCCCCCACCACCTTCAGGTTCTAAATTTGGTTCTGGTGGATATTCTCCTGTTTCAGCTTTATAATTAAGAACAAAAAATCTTTCTACGTAAGGAACCAACCCTGCTATTTCTTTTTGTTCTTCAGGATCTAGGTTCTCTTGCATTCTCATAGCTGCATCCTGTGGTTCTACTGCCGGATCATTCTTAGTAAGAAAAGCAAAATCCATCTCGCCAATATTTATTGGAGCATCTTCTACCTGAGCCTCAGGCATAGGCTGTTGCATATCGCCCATCATCATCTGTTCATTCTGTTGTTCTATAGCCATTCGCCACTTTCCATCATGTTTGCTAAAATGTTTGCTCTTGTTTTTACTTGACCTGCCCACTTGCTGTCTAACATTTCTGTCTTAGCTCGTTTGAAGTCTCCTTCTATTACAGCACCGAAAAAGTTAGGCCATTGTCTTTGATTAAATCTAGATACACCCATGTTAAAAACCATGTCTATAAGCACAGTCTTTCTAACTTCATTCAAGTCTTTTATAAAACTCCAGTGGTCTATCTCTTTTAATACTCTATCTACATCATTAGATAGTAAAATCTTTGCCTCTTCTTCTGTAATACCAAGACCGTCTCCTGCGATGTTTCTACCTACACCAATAGTAGGATGTCCCACTAAGGTGTCGCCAGCTCGTATCTCATTACCATTTGCATCATCGTACACTTTCAATCTCATACCTTCATGCAATATTAACTTCTCTATTAGTTTTTCTCTTGTATCTTGATTTATCATTTTTTAAATTGTCCTATTGATTTCAGTCCGAAACTAGCACCGATGCTTGCAAGGATACCCCAGCTTAACCAGTCAGGGCAGTCTTCTCGTAAGAACCTAAACCCATCAGATAGATATGGCTGTGCAGCAGGAACGAAACATGCTACTATGATGGCAATAAAGGTAATTGTCCAGAGTTCGTCTTTCCAGCTATCTGATGATGCGTCCATTGCTTTCTCTTCCCAGTTCGCATCACTTTGTACTCTTTTTACCTGTGCTTCAATCTTAGCTACTGCTAGCTTTTGTTTTATCTCAGCTTTCTTCTGCTTACCCTTCAGCCATGTACCTGCTATGTTTGCTATCGGGCCTAAAAATTGTAACATGTCTACTCCTATTTACCGTAAAACTTCTTATTAAATTCTGCTACTGCTTCTTGAAAAGCCTCTTGACTTTTATATCCTACTTTCATAGGCATCCCATCAGGGCCTATTCTTGCACCTTTATAAATTTGTCCGTCAACTATTCTCTCTCCGCTTTCACTTTGGTATTCCATAGCGTGTCTTAACCATTCGCTAGGACTTGTAGAACCATCTCCCATACTGTCTATTTTCTCTAATGCACTTCTATAAGGTTTTTCTCTTCCTCTTGGCATATATTTATTAGGGCCAAAAGCTGCTTCTGCCCAAACCTTTTCATTAACTTTTAAGTCAAATTCATCTGCAAACGCATACATGTAATCTATATTCTTCTGTGTCTGGTTTTTCATAGCCTGTGAATTAAAACCATTGTATGAAGAAGCAGAGCCCGCTGATATTTTAAGATTTTTACCTTCTTCGTATGTGGTATATAACTTACCAGACTCGTCAGCCAACCTAACTTCCACACCGCCCATTGGAGGTTTATTTTTGCCTTTTCCTCCAATTAAACCTGTGCTGTATAATAAGGAGGCACCTGCTATAGCCCATCCTACAGGGCCTGCTGCTGCCATAAAACCCGGAGTGCTCATTAATCCCATTGTATTTAATGCACCTACTGTACCTATTACACCGCTTGCAAGTTGTGCTGCTTCCATCGGGCTATCTATACCACCTTTTAATGCATCATAAGCAGAATAAGCAGACAGAACACCTGCTGCCCCTGCTGCAAACTGCCCAGTTGCTGTTGTAGCCACTCCCGGATTAGCCACTTTTTTAGCATCCATTGGGCCTACAAAACTACTAGAAGGAGCTTTTGTTATTTGTGTGCTGTACCCCGGAAGCTGATAACTTCCAATTTCAGTTACAGGTTTATTACTAATATCAAAAAAATCAGCACCTTTAGCTAATAAGTCTTGACCATAATCACTAGCAGCTAAATTTAATCCTTCTTGAACGTAACTAGCAGAGTCTGAATCAAATTCTAAATCTCCACTGTCATAAAAAGCCTCTTCAAAACCGTCTGGATCTACGTTTACGTTAGAAGAAGACATTCCAAAAGTAGCGTTGTTGTCTATACTTGCTACCTGCGTATTGTTTTTAATAGAAGGAAGTTCTGAAGAAAAAGTATCTAACTTATTTCTACTTGCTAATAAAGGCTGTGCTTTTATATTTCCAATCCCAGAACCTTTAACACTTTTTAAATAAGCTGCTGCGGGGTCATCTACTTGTTCTTCTTCTTCTGCATCTCTATCTCCTATGTTTATTCCTTTTTTAGGATCTAGATTTATTTGCACATCTTTTTGCTTTAAACCTTTAGTATCAAGTTTTACACTACTAGGCACTTGTCCTAAATTATAGGTTTCGTCAAAGTCTAAGTTAAGAATTTCTGAGATATTTGTAGACATTATTTTTTATTATCTTCCTTTTTCATCTGATCAAAATTACTCTTCAAGTTGAGGAGCATTCCCAGTAAACTGGCTCTCCCCTGCAGTCGGAACACCTCCAGTTCCGATTGTGCCGTTACCAGCCCCTGTAAGGTCTGTAGGTGGAGGCCCTGCAGGAGTTTGTGTAGGGGTTCCCATACCTGCGGGTTGTTGACCACCGGAGCCAATTGTTTGAGGACTTCCTGATTCTGGTTGTTGTTGTTGTTGTTGGGCATTTTGCATTACTCCTTGTAACATTGTTGCGTAAATTTGAGCTTGGTTCATATCATTTACAAGACTGTCAGGATCTATGTCCTGAGAGATCGCTAACTCTTTTAACAGATTTGGTATCTTTATAAATGGAGCTAGCATAGGATTAGAAACTGTTTGTAATAAAGCAGTAAGTCTTTGAGAACGTACTTCTTTTTGCATTACAGATGCTACACCTCTAGGTTTAATTTCTAAATCACCCACTATGTCTGGGTTATCTTCATTAAACTGCATATTCCATTGGAATAAAGATTCTCCAAGTGGTTTTAAGAGATAGTCATCTATGTTTTTAATCACAGTCTTTATAGATAATCCAGCTGATCCTAACAACATTGATAGGCCAGCTGCTGTTCTGCCCGTTCCTGTAACGCCTGTCTGCCCGTGCATAATACTGGGAATACCAGTTTCTTCATCAGCCAACTGTCTAGCTTTATCATACATCTGTATGTTTTCACCTGCGGTATTAGGGAACTTAATACCATTCACTGCGGTTCCTGTAACGCCAGACTGTCTTCTGAATATCTTACCCGGAAATATATCGTAGTTCTGTCCGGGAACTAATGATGTCTCATCAACATCAAAAACCATGTTACCTGCTAACGACAGGTTGTCTATTGCCATACGAACATGCCCGTTCATTAACATCTGAGCATCTTCCATGTTCTCTGGAATACCAATACCCCAGATTTG